ACTTTTTCAAGAACGCTGCCGAGGATAGGGATAAGTGCTTGCCACATTACGGGTACTTCCTCCGGTCCAGTTCGAAGTGTGGGCCGTCTGAAAAACGCTTCCAGTCGCCTCCCCATTCAAGAGGGATCGAAAGCTCGGAGGCCGCCTTCTTCATGGCGGTGGCAAGCTGGCTGTACAGTGGCCAATCCCAGCGGACAGAACCGTTGACATAGGCGCCAATGTCCACAGCATGTCCGGTAAGGTGTCGACTTTTCATGGTCTGGCTCGCTCCGGCTTTGACAAGCTGCTCCTGCCGGGCTAGAGATCGAACACCTTCGAGCACCGCAAAGTCGCATGTGGTTATCTCGATGGCGCGGTGCACTACTCTGACCAAATCCGGATGGACCCCACTTAGACGATCCTTCGACTTTTGGCTAAGAAGAAAAGGCATCAGTGACCTCCGTTGATCTTGCCGACGATTCCTGCCCAGGTAGCTGCCGCAAAGCCAGCGAAAATGACTCCCATCAAAGCAAGGAAACCATGGTCGGCGGCTTTTCGCATCTTCTTTCCGAAACGCAAGTCCTCCCGGAACTCTTCAACGGACTCGGGTTTGTCGATGTCCACACCAAGTATGGCAAACACCTTCTTGACAGCACGATCCGCGGCCTGCTCGAAAGCGTGCTCAGCCATGTGGCAGTGGCCTTCGTTGTCGCAGGTGCCGGCGCGGCGATGAAGTTCAGGCATTTTTTTCCTTAGGTTATGCTACATCAGCGCGGCCCGTTTCCACCCAAACCGTGCCATTGAAGATTAGAGTTATGGAATCATTCAAGTTGTTAAGTGTGAAGTCACCAGCCAGCCGCAAGTTGCCGGTGTCGTCCTTGACCACAATGTCGCGGGATGAGCTGGTTTGCTGCAAGGTAATGACCTGCCCGACAACTCCGCCGCTAATTGTGTCCAGATCGTCGGTTGCCGCCGATGCCTCAGTATCTGCAACAATAATGCCGTTGCCGCCATGCGGGAGAGCCAGCACGCCAGCGGCAATGGTAAGTCCGGAAATGTAGCCGACTCCCGGTACATTCATCAAGGCGAAGTTGTTACCCCTCTCGTAGATATTAGTCGCGCTTTCAATGACACGCAGGCCATAACCACCGCCCGGAGTCTGCACCGCCGAGTTGCCCGAGATATTGATATTTGCGCACTTACGCACTAAGATGGCGGAACCGCCCGACGCCGTGGTGGTAAAGCGCAGCAAGTTATTGCTGACGACCCCGTTAGCAATGTTGGTTCCGTTGATTTGAATAGCAGTCGAGGCGGCGAGATTAGAAACAAACTCCGCGCTGTTTAGTACGAAGCCGTTGACGTAGTCATCCACATAGCAGCCGCCCGCGTTGCTGTTTGAGCCGGAGAAGTATCCGCCGTTGATGATGACATTACGCAGTGTGCAGGATGAGTTTCCTTTCATATAAATTCCAGTAGCACCGGCATTGTTAGCGGAGCAGCCGCTTAACGTGAGTTTCTTGCTCGCGCTCGAATTGACTGTTGAGCCAATGCCAAGTCGGAAGCCATACCCTCCCGCGTAATCAGAAGAACAGTTCGATGCACTGAATTCGGATTCTTTTACCGTGGCGCCAGATGAGAAGTTGAACCCATCTGCCGCCGCGCGGATAGAACGACAGCCGACCAACGTAGCCGATCCGCATTCCAGATTGAAGCCGATGGACGATGAGTCGTAGCTGACGCAATTGACGAATTGAATATCCTCGCCATTCGCATGAGTATCGAAAGCATCGCCAGAGTTAATCGTGTTGTAGCACTTGAGATTTTGATAGGTGATGCGGCGGGTTACGCCCTTGCTGCCCGAGGTCAGACCGTTGGTTACGGCATGGCGCACCCGCAGGAATACACTATCAGTACAGGTGCAGTCTTGCGACGAGTTGGTGAAGTTGACTCCATATCCCGAACCGGTGCGCAAGGCATCCTCAACATGCACCTTGGAAACCGAGCAGAATACCGCGTCATACATGGCAAAGGCCGTGCCGTTGCAGTATCGGGCCTTGGTGCCTTCCACATGGCAGTTATAGGCAACCTCGTAGCGTACCGCGATGTGTGAGACCGTAGGCGTCGAGTTGCCTAGGAAACTGCCGCCGAAGAATTTGACGTTTTCAACAAAGTTAACTTTGCGGATTTGTGCTGCGTCGGCGGTATTGTAGGGACCACCAGCAAGCGGCGATTTAAGAACCACCGAGGTACCTGCAACCGAGTCTACTTGCACCATTTCGCCAATCGGGGCCGAAGTCCATCCCGTATCGTAAATGACGGAGGAGTAGATTTGTATCCAGTCGCCCGCTGCAAAATTGGCCGCATCTAAAGCGCCCAAGGTTAGAGATACCGCGCCCAAGGCAGCATTGGCCGTCAAGATGTAGGGCGTGCCGAAAGACCCCGCCGCATAGAACAAATTAAGATCCCCAGCGACCGACGACGAATCAAAAGTAACATCCGCATCGCAACGGATAGTCGTATCGCTCGGCACGGTGACGGCCGAAGTTATCTTGTAGGTGCCGGATGGGAAGAACACTTCCCGCGCCGCTGTGATGGCCGCTTGAATCGCGGCCGTATCGTCGGTGATACCATTGCCCGTGGCCCCCATGTCCAATACCGATAGGGCGCTTTCTGCGCTAACCGTACCGCGTCCAGTTACCGAGCGGGCAAAGAAAATAGTGCCTCCTTTCTTGTCTTTGACCAAAATTGAATAATCAAGCTCATTGACATAAAGCAGCGCCGGAGTTCCGCTACGCATAGCATAACCGTTAAGCGTGCGGATAGGTTGGGCGGCAGGCAACGTACCTGCGTCATCCCAATAAACTACCAAAGGGCTTGTCTCAGGATTGAGATTGGCTTCTCCAATATAAATGGAGCCATTATCAAGCGGATTGCCGCTGGCATCGAAAAATTGCTGGTACGGGGATTGCACTTGCAACATGGTTTGCTCCTTATTCGCCTAGGGCTTTGCGTACTTTTGTTTTAAGCCGCGCATCTTTGATGCTGTTGGTTATTACGCGGAAGCTGGTCATAATCGGCGCGGGAACTCCGCTGGTGCCGCTGATTGCCACGTCCATCAGACCTGCCAACACAGTCGCGGTATTGCTAGTATTTACCGCACCAGCGGGCGCAGTCAGTACATCCTTAGCCACGTCATTTATGGTGCGTAGTTGCTCCGCACCCTTCTTGCCAAACACAAAGTCCAGCTTGCCGCTCTTGTCAAGCTGAGTGATGACCCGATCAAGTTGAGCAGGCGACATGACACGGTTACCCATTTGATCCGGAGCAACATTCTTCAATGCCTCGTCTTTGATATGCCGCAGCGTGCCGCCTTGCAACTCCTTCCAAGCTTGCGCCCCATTCTCGCCTCCAGTTTGAAGCAGACGACGCACTTGGCGAACTGTGTCCAATGAAGTTGAGGGATCAATTACCGAGCGGCGCAGCACGTCCTCTAAGGCAATAGCGCGATCCTCGGAACCGCGCTTGAGGCCAAGCAGCTGCTTAACCAACCCGATGTTCTCGTAGTTGCTGGCGTACTCGCTGCGCGCCCGACGAGCTTGCTTGTAGAGGTTGCCGCCGAGGCCTTCAGTGTCACCATCTACCAGCTGCTTCATAATAGATGCTTGGCGAATGTTGGTCGGTTCAGCGTTGGTGGCACCGTTGATTGAGCGACGGAACAGCTCGGCGGTTTTCAACGTCACCGGCTGCGGCACTAGATTGCCGGAGGCATCTTCAACAGCAACTCCAAGTTGCAATGCCTTGGCGCGGGTTGCCTTGAGCACGTTGGCGACCTCAGCTTCTGGCGCGCTTTCAGTCAGATGCTGTACCACATTGCCGAGTGTAACAGGCTGCTCCAGCTCGCCCGCCTTCTCGGCGTCCTTGTAAAGCGTGCGAATCTTGGTCTTGTCGCGGGCTGCGCGCTCACGCAACGCCTTATCCACCGACAAGCCTACCGACCGCAGATCAGGCGCCTCCGCACCAGTCATATCAATGAAGGCATCCATATTCTGCTGCAACTGGCGATTTTGCACTGCGAAGCGTTCCCGCAACGGCTCGCCAGTTTCCGGCAGCTTGGCTGTCTCCCGCTCAAAGCGTTGCTGCTCAAAGCTGCGGGTCTTTTGCCCTTCGGTGAGCTTGATAGGCACTGGCAACTCACCGGCTTTAGCTTGACGCAAGTCTGCAATATCCACAGCGGCAGCGCCTCCGCTTGCCATCGTGCCGGGCGTTGGACGCGGTTGCTCGGCACCGGGGATTGCCTGTTTGACGGTACCAACCACCTTTGTTGCGGCGGCTTGAATCGGTGCGGAAACTCGTTGCACTGTTGCCTGCATCGCAGGTCGAGCAGCACGCGCACCCGCTGTAATTGCCCCTAATTCCGCGGTTAGGGGCGTTACTGGCAACACCTGAGCCAATGCCTTGCCTGTCGTCTCAGTCATCGCCTGTCCGGCTGGTGTGCGCGGCACATACGTCAATGCCTGCGCACCTTCCATGGCGGATTGCTCAACGAGGTTTGCCGCCTGTTGCGTGCCGAATTGCCCAGCGAGAATTTGCTCGGCCAAACCTTTCAACGTGCCGCCAATCATGCCGACCATTCCACCGGTTGCGCCTGTGGCCAACGCCAACCCAGTCTCACCAACACCAACCGCTTGCTCGGCAAGTGTAGGCTCAGGCGGTTGCACAATCGTTCCGGGCACTTGAGTGTCGGGAATTTGGTTCGCCATGTCTTTGCGAGCGCGTGCAACAACGGCGGCCAGCTTACGGGCAGCATCCATATCGCCGGCAGCGTCGGCGTTTTTCAAAGCGGCTTCGAGTTGCTGCAATGTGGCCATTACTTCGCTCCGTATTTTTTCAAGAGCGCATCGATTTCACCGGCGCTCGGAGCCGCTTCTGGGGTGTCTGGTACGCGCTCAGGAACACCGGCACGCTCAGCAACATTCTTTCGCGCCTTGAGAATCAAACGCTGCGCTTCGCGGACATTCTCCATCAGGCGCTTCGGCGACTGCTTGAGGTTGAAGTTCTGTAAGGCGGCCTGCAACTTCTCGCCTTCAGCGTTCGACAAGGCGCCCATTCCCTTGATGTTCGGGATTTGCGCCATAAAGGCCTGACTGCCAAGTGTTTCCACAAGGGATTCAAAGTCTGCTGTGTCTTGGCTAGTCGTTGGCAGACGCGACGAGATCGGGCCAGTAGCCGATTCAACGACCCCAATCGGGGTCTTCAGAATCCGGTCTGCAGTGTTGAGCATGTTGTCCATGTTGCTGCGAGCAGCCTCGACATCGGCGACTTTGGTGCGAACCGCCTCGTCCCGTTTTTGCTTCATCTCTTCCAGTTTGAGACTCATCTCTTGCCGTTTGAGGACATTTCCTTCACGAGAGATGGCTGCATTCATGGCAGCGATGCGAGCATTCTCCTTGGCGATCTTGATGTCCTCTTGGATCTTGGTGATATCCCATCCTTTCTTCTGGATGTCAAGGACAGCCTGAGATTCAGCAAATTTCGCATCGACCGCAGCCTTCTGGGCTTTGGCTTGCTGCTCAGTCAGCTCGAAAGGAGCCTTTTCCGCTGCGCGTTGCTCCGTCTGGAGCTTGGTGAAGGTCTCCGTGAACTTCTCCGGTCCCATTGTCGAAGCCAAGAAGAGCCCGGTCGACGTCTTGGCGGTCTCAGGACTTGTCTTGATCAGTGTTCCAAGGTCTTCGAGAGTCTTGGCTTCTTTTTCAAGTCCAGAATTGCGATACGCCGCAGCTTGGTCAGTTAGCAGTTGCTGGGCAACCTCCGGTTTTCCGGCTTGCAAGGCTGAATACACTTGGGTGGCTTGTCCCAGGCGCGACTGTTGCTGCTCGGTGTTCAGCACGTCGTAAGTACGCTTGAACTGCTCGCTAAGCTGCGGATACTTGACCATGATGGAGGCAAGTGCCGACGGGGTTGGATTCTTCGCTACGCTTCCGAGATCAGCCTGCAGGGCTGCTTGCTGCTCAGCGGCACGCTGTTGCTCAGCGACCTTTGCCTGCATGCTGGCAACCCCGAGAGCATTTTGAATGCCACTCATCACGTTCTGTGATGGATCTGGCAAGTTAAGCATGTAATTGTACGGTGCTGGCATGTTTAGAACACCTTGAGAGCTTTGAGAGTGGCGACACTGCCGATGGCCTGACCGACGTTGCCCCATGCTTGCGCCTGCCCCTGGCCAGCCGCCAACGCTGCACCAGCTTGCGCAGCGCCTTGTTGTCCGAGCAGGGCGGCGATATCGGAGCCTTGCTGCTGGGCGGCTGCCGCTTGGCCAGCAGCCGAAGCCTGACCAATTCCAGTCAACCCGGAGAGCTTCCCGTACTGGGATTCAATAAGCTGGCTGAGGAGCTGAGGACGGAACTGTGCGAGCGCGGCTTGGATATTCCCTCCGCGAAGGCCACCAGTTGCTGACGCCTGTTGGAGGAGAGCATTCTCTCCTTGCTGCTGGAGCACCTGAAACTGCGGAGATTGTTCAAGCGCCGCGATGGCTTCTTGCTGCTTCGCAGCACCGCCAAGGCCGACCAGATTTTGCTGTGCTCCCAGTGCTCCAGTACCCGCCTCGATATCAGGCTTGAGCAGCGCTTGCACAGCATCGAACTGTCGGCGCTGCTCAGCAATACCGGCTTCGGAAGCAGCAGTTTGCGCACCCGCTGCGGTAGACGCTGCTTCTGACTGAGCCTCACTGGACATGTAGCCTGTGATCACCGACCCGGCTACAACAGCGGTAGCAATTCCGCTCATTTTGTTTCTCCTTCTAGGTGAATACCGGACAGCGAAAGAGCCTGCCGGTAGTCGACAGTAACTTCCTCTCCGGCATCTCCACCGAGACACCCACCAATCCGACGGAGGGCTACGAGGTAGATATCACCGTTTTCGATCTGAAAGAAAAAGGCGTTCGGCACTTTTGCATGGTTGGTATATCGTCCTGCCGGTGTTCGGAAGCCACCAAGGCGTGCCGGAGAGATAATTTCACCGGCTTCAACTGGGGAGCTGACGAATACGCCCTTGCCCTCGATGGCGGAATCCCGAATAGTTAACTTCGGCGCGAACTCGCTATCGACTGAAAGCTGGTCACTAGGGTTCTCCGACTGAGCGCGCACAATCTGTGGGTCAAACCCGGCCTCCTTGACCAGCGCCTCGAAGTCTTGACGGTCTTCATGGCGAGCCGCGAACTGAAGCTGCTTGGCAACCTCGTCGTGTGATCTCCAAGTTGCGCTCTTGTCAAGGAAAGTATCCTCAAGGATGTCAACATTCCGCTCTTCGGTAGCATAAACGTTCTGCCAGACAGTATCCTCGAGTACGTAACCCATCTTGCGGCCGGGTTTTCCAACGAAGATCAACGGGGCGCGAAGAGTGTGAAGCTGCCCATCGTCGCCAACCATGACGACGGCACCGCGAAGCATAATGTTCAGGTGCTCAAACCGCTGCGCATGGCCAATAGCCAAAGAACCAGCAGGAAGCGTTACTTCCCGAATATAGATCCCAGGACCGAAGTGGTGCACGACAGGGCATTCGACTTGAGGGAAGTCGAGCATGCGCGATTCGAGAGCCTCAACTGCTTCTGCTCGCTGCATCTCGCTTCTATCTGTGGTCACCAGCATTCACGGTTCTCCTTGGTAGGGACTTGTGAGCTGCTGGCGGCTCGATAGGCTCAGCGTTGATGTTCCGATTATAGGTGCGCTAAGGCCGCTATTACCACAGTTATTGTGATCCATTATGTGATCTCTCGACCGCTAGCGCTGATGGTGAGAGCAGATGCTGTGCCAGCCAAGGTGCTGATAAACCCACCGGCCTCGAGCGACTGGCCCACAAGCTCAGGGCAGTTGTAGGTCTCGCCAGCAGCGATTGACTTAGCGCTTAGCACGCAGTTCGATGCCGACGCCGCGCCGGCTGATGCCACCAAATTCACTGAGAAGGTGGCGGCGCTGCCGGTGGTGTTAGTGACTGTGAACTTGTCAATCACAGTTTTACAATTGTTGGCCGTGTACTGTGTAGTCTGTGCGTTCTCAGCTTGCTTACGCGGGATGATGTTCTTAACAGTGACAGTCATAGTAGTTCTCCTTAAAGAATAACGTAGGTCGCATGAAACACAAAAGTACGATTAGTTGTTAATGATGCGACATACCGCAAAGAAAGTCGATCATTTGTAGAGTCAGCAAGTACCACTCCTGCTTGCGTGGCGCCTAATGTAGCCTCAAATAAGGTGCCACTGGCGTTCCCCTGAGCTGTAAAATTTGAAGCCACTGGTAAACTCATGGCAAGCTCTACGGCACCTGCTGCTGTGGCATCGGCATCAAAACGCCCGCTAACTGTAACAACATTGCCAACCCTCATGTATTGACAGATAAATGCTGTAACCGCATCTAGGTTGGTTATCTTTGTCAGTGTCGGAGTCCAAGTTGAGGACAGTACGTTGCCACCGGTGTTGGAAACTGACAAGTCGGTAAATGATCCAGCAGCGGGAGTTGTTGAACCTACCGTTGTACCGTCAATGGCACCGCCTCTTATTGCCACACGTTCGGCCTGCTGCTGCCCGAGCGTACCGATTTGAATTGGTGGAGTTAAATTATCAACTTCAGCTCTTTCCAGCATAGGAAATAAAAAAGCGTCATCCTGTTGTTGTGGTGCAGCTGGAAACTCGGTATGCTCAGGAAATACAATTTCGGATGGCGGCATTAAAGCAAGCAGTTCGAGGGCATTGGCAATTCTATTAAGCGCGTCTAACGCTTCTTGTGATCTTGTGTTGGCGTTTTCAGCGACTAAACTAACCTCGTCAAAGCCAGTTATTCCTATAGCGTCGACCGTCTTGAATAGTTGCTCAAATTGCTTGATTGACTGGTGGTCTTTTAGAAAAGCCGCCAGCTGGTCACGGGTCAGGTTTAGGCGTCCGTTAGCCATGATTACACCGCCAACGCTTCAAGCCGCGCTTCAAGCCGCGCCACCGAGATAAATGCTCGACTATCTCCGTTGAATCGCTGCATCCGCCAGTTACGCATGGCTCCTTGTTGCAACCAAACAATGCGCTTGGTACGGTCGCCTTGTTTGCCGACTTTAACAAACTTGTCTTGACTCCATGTTTCGCCGTCAATTGAATATGACGTACTAATCTGCGGGTCGCTGCCAAATTCTACGCGGCCGGTCAGGCAGACAAGTTCCAGCTCATGGAAGATAGCACCGCGCCCCTCGTTATATACAATCAGCGTGCCGAACTCCCAGCGCACAATCTCGCCAAAATGAGAGGAAACAGAGTCATCCAGATAACCGACGTTCGAGCCGACCGCGTCTCCGATCAGCCAACGATCATAACACCATACCAAATCTTTGGCGCGATAGGCACTAAACCCAGCGACGGCACTGGTCAGATGAAACCAGACCGGCTCCTCCAATGCTTGCGATGCTGTGGCATCATAGACGAGCGTCTGGTCAGGTAACCTAACCCAAAGATGCTGGTGCGCTTTACCGGTGCGCGCCTCCAACACCGACAAGGCAAGTTGTGTCTCAGTGTAGCCTGCCAAAATTGTGTCAATCTCACGAGTGCTTATCTTTACAGTATTCGCATTGGTTCCGAGATAAACACCCGGCGCTTCATTGCGGCCACTGCCGAGGAATGCAACAGCATCCACAAAAACACAAACGGCATGCGTACCAATAGCGCCTTTCTGAATCTGTGCTCCCTCAATTCTAGCGAACGGGAAAAAGTCTCCACCAACGTTGTCAAACACCTCTACGGTGTTGCGATTGATGGCATAAACTTCATTACGCACCTTGAGCACCGCAATGATTGGATCAGGGTCGGCCTCCGAGCTGCCGTATTTAAGCGGATTAACAGATAGCGGATCGTTGAGTTCGGTCACCACAAGTGACGTGCCGTCCGTGGTCAGGAAATAGCCGTCCACCCAGCAAAAATCTACAACCACGCCAAGGTCAGCGTCGGTCACCTGCGTAAGCCCACCATCCCAGTAATACAGTCGCCCATCTGAGGCAATGCCAAGGCGGTCAAATGAGTAGTCAAACGTCACTTGATCCGAACCGCCCACATCGCCTAAAACAGTCACCGTACCGTCAGCAGCTACGGATACAAATTTGGTGCCCATGACTCGGTAGCAGACGCCATTCCAGTTGATCCCGCCACGACTGGCACCCGGGCCAGTCCCGTTGGCAACCAGTCCATCGGCCGGACGCAAATATCCATTACTGATACCGTTCTCCTTGGGGACAGGCACCATATTTACCGGGTAGGAGGTGCGGAAGTCCGCTACGCCGTCGGTATAGATGCCATTAAGAACGGGGATTTGCATGACTTAGCAACCTTTGAACTTCTGCACACCAAATGCCACAGTCATATCATCCGTAGCCGCGGCAATCGCAGCCGAGTCATAGAAGCGAATGATCGAACCGGCAGGCAAGTACAAATCAATCGGAATCGGAATTTGAATCATGCTGTCGATAAATGCTGTCTCGCGGTAGATGCCTTGCAAGAAGCCATAGCTGCGGGTCAGTGAAGCAGCCTGCACTGCACCAGCTGAAATGTAACCGACTTCGTTGCCGTTCGGATCAGTCACAGCGAAGCGAATTTGACGGTTGCCAACTGTGGCATCAGTCACCAACTTGACGTTGGCATACATAAGTTTCCACATCTCGCCAGCAGGCACGGTAAATGACTTGTCGCTATCGTTGGCCGCAGAGTCAAAGACGCCGTAGATAGGGGCGACCGAGGTCACACCTTCGGTAAAATTGTCACCGGCAGAAAAGTTGAAGCGCATGATTATTCTCCTATGATTAACCGACGCGATACCACGTCGAGGTTATGGCATCGAATTTGAGAGTGAAAAAGGCATTAGCCGCCAAAGTTGCAGGCTCACCAGTTACCGCCGTTGCTCCATTACCATCAACTACCAACGTGGTCACTGCCTGAGTGCAATTGATCAGTACCTGTTGGCCATCAACCGCATTGGCCACAGCAGGTAATACTATTTCCCCGTTTGCGTAACCGGCCACCGGTGTTAGGATCAAGTGAATATCTGCATCGCTATCCGTGATTTGCACACTAAACCCGGTTGCGGAGGGCACGGCGTATTGCGTGGTAAAGCCGTTCGCTGATAAATCCAAGTTGGCCTGCATGTAGGCCAGAAGGGCGCTTACGGAAACCTTGCGAGCGTCGCCATTGCTAATGTCGAAGATGGGGAAGCTGTCGCCAGCGGCCAATTGATCGACTGCGGAGAGTTGGTTTATTTGTGGCATGACGATTCCTTAGTCAAATTCAATCGGGCCATCCTGACCTGCCAGCAACGGATCAACCGGAGGCGTCAAGAATGGGTTGTCAGTGTTGCGCCAAGGCTTGTTACCTGCCCCGGCTGGCATGTGAGCAGGCATTTGCTGCTCCATCGGCATTGCTGCGCGAGACAGCAGGTTGTCATAAGCCATTTTGGCGGTGGCTTTGGTGTCAGCTGAAACAGTTTTGCCGAAGCTCGGTGCGAGGCGAATTGCCAGATTCACGTAGATCGCTTCGTTCGCAGAGTCAGGAACGCCTGTCTGCTCGTCAAGGCTGCTATCCTGTGGACTGCTTGGAAGCGGATAGCCGAGGCGGATACCCTTGGCATTCCAAGTTGCCAGCATGGTGTCCAGGCGACGGAGGGCAGACTCAAGCTGCTCAGGAGTCAAGTCGAAGACATAGGCCGCCAACCCGATCTCTTCGAATGCCTGGGTCACGAATTGGCGCTTAGTCCATCCCATGACTTACCCCTTTTGCCAAGCCGGTGGCGGGGTTGTAGCCTTTTGCTTAGGGGTAGGGCTGGCGGCGGGCTTAGTAGCCGCAGTCGGGGCCGTTTCTTCGGCGACAAAGGGCTTTTTGGCAAGGGCTTCCGGGACAGAAGCAAACCAACCTTCTTTGCAAAGGCCATCAAACTGTTCTTTGTCGGCGGCAACAGTGTGCTCAGAGGCCGAACGGTACACGAGGCGAGGGAAATCCATCACTTCTTCTCCTTCTTGGGGGGCTTTGTCTTCTTTGCGGCGCTCATGGCGATTGCAATGGCCTGCTTTTGCGGCTTACCAGCGTGCATCTCGCGCCGGATATTCTCCGCGATAGTCTTTTTACTGGAACCCTTTTTGAGTGGCATTGGAACCTCCAGAGAGGCTAGACCGAGTGAACCCGGTCTAGCTTATCGCTTAGGTGTTGGACAGCGAGTAGGTCACGAAGGTGTCAGCAGCGGTCTTCCGAGTACGGAAGCGGCCTGCCTTACCAGCAGCAACCACCATGTTGCCGACCAGTGTATGACCAGAGGCTGCGGCTGTCACGGTAAAGTCGTTGGCACCGGTCGTGATGACCGACCAGTCAACGGAGTCACCAATGTTGAAGGACGAGGACGCATCCATCACTGCACCGGTCGGAACGGTACCAGCCACAGCAGCGGCCGTGGTGGAAGTCACGATCCCACCGAGGATGGCGGCAGCGGTCACAGCACCGGTGGCGTTCAGGGCAACGGGATCGCCTTGGTACACTTCGCCGTGGATGGCCTTGACCACTGCATCGGTGCCGACCTCGTAGTAAACCGGAGAGGCGCCGGCTTCGATCGTGACCGTCGCAGCAGCCGAGAAGGCTGCCGTGGTATGCTGGCCACTGGTGATCGAGGCAAGAACGTCAGTCGTGCTTGGAACGTTGGGATAGCCGACCACTTGGGAGATGGTGACACCGCCCTCGCTGAAGACTGCCACTTTGTCGCCGGCTGCCACTGAGAGAGTGACAAGTCCGAGCGCGTAAACGATGTTGCTCATGATGATTTCCTTTCAAGAATTGAGTAGAAGGAAACAGGAGCCGAAGCTCCTGTCTGCCTAGCTTAGGTCTGGCTGAACAGCATGATTCCGGACATCTCGGGCTGTTTGTTCACGACCCCGAAGAGCGTATCGAGACGATACTTGGTCTTCATGGTGTTGATGTCGTAGAACTTCTGCCACACCAGCTCAATGCCCTGATCGGTGGAGGCGCGCATCACTGCGGTGCCAGCGTCGGACGGGACGGCGTAACGACCCGGCAGGATTTCCATCGCATCCTTCTGCCAGAACGGGTTGGCATAGGCAGCCACCGTGTTCAGGAAGACCAGTGCAGAGTTCGCAGCCTTGGTGTTGATGACACAGTTCTGATACTGCAGCTCAGCGTCACTGCCACCCTGGGCGGTAATCATCGGGGGACTGATGGTCATGGTCGTACCACTGTCCACCGAGATCACACGGAAAGTCTTCAACTGACCAGTATCACCCTTGGTGATGTGATGCACCGCATCGAGAGCGGCCACCGTGAAGCAATCACCAGCCGCGACATTCGCAGTCGTGGACACAGTGATGGTCTGGTAGCGGTTATCGACGTTGGACATCTCGCCGGTGGTAGCCACGCGGGTAGCGACCGGAACGTAGTAGTTACTGGCGGCATCCAGTGTGGACATCGTGATACCGGCTCCACCAGCAGCGGCAGCCAGACGATTGGCGTAGTCCAGCTTGTAGGTGTCAAACGATGCCACCATGCCGACATAGGCCTTCTCGTAGGCAGTAACCGGCTTGCCTTGCATGGTCTGGCGACCTGCCAGGTTCGCGGCCATGCCGTTGTAGTCGCGCGTGCTCAGCGCCAGGTAACGGTCGAAGGCGTTGACGCCTTGCTCGTTCATGATGGCTTCGCACTGGGCAACGTCATCAAAGCCGGTCGCGGCAGCAGTCCGTTTGACCACAAGGGTGCCTTGAAGCGCGGCAACGTTCATCACAGCAACGTTGATGTCGGATGCCAGCTTCTGCTTGGCAGCATCGCCGAGGCGGCCTTCTTGCAGAGCATCGCGCAACTCGGTAGCCGACATGATCCACGGAGACGACTTGTTGAAGCCGATAGTCGCCGGGACAGACAGCTGGGTCATGTCTTGGAAGTTGGCAGTCTGGTCGGTACCATCGAACGACTGCGCAACGTAGGGTTGCGGACGCCAGATGATATTGTTGGTGCGCTCCATCATCGTCTGATCGGTGTTGAACACCGCGACATTGCGGGAGAGCACGAGGGCATCCTGGAAACCCTCGAGGATGTCTTCGAACGCTACGCGTTCTTCTTTGGAAAAAGCATTCGCCATGATTGGCTCCTTTAATCGAATTTAGGAGGCCGCACGCTTCTGCCGTTTGTAGGCGATGACTTTCGTCATGTCGCCAGTACGTTCAGCTTCGGCTCGCAGCCGTTCAAGGGTTGAGTCCACTGCCCCAGACACTCGACCAGTTCCCTGGACTGTGCGCTCAGGCGGTGGGGCTGCCTTACGGTTCGTCACCTTCAATTCCTTCTCCAGTTTCGCTACCGCAAAGGCAAACTTTACGGGGTCTTTGATGCCTGCGATCTCTTTCGCCTTCTTCGGGTTCTTGCCGAGTGCGTAAATCACCAGCGCCGGGTTATCAGCGCCTTGCACCACGATGCCTTGCTGCGTCACGTCCAGGAGTTCCTGGGCCGTAGATTCAGCGTCCTCAAAGTCCTTGACCTTCAACTCGGCTCGCGCCTTGCCGTAGGACTCCAGCCTTGCTTGCCAAGCATCGCGCTGGGCCTGCTCGGCCTGACGCGCCTTCTCGGCTTCCTGATCGGCTGCGCGCTTGCGCTCGTACCAATCAGCCAGGGCTGCCTCGAACTTCTCGGTGTCGTAGTCGTGATCCTCCAGCTTGGGCTTCGCTCCGAGCACGACCGGCTTGTTCTCAGTCTGTGCGGTGGTCTGAAGCCGCGCTTCGAGTTCTCGAATGCGACGTTCTTTCTCGCGGTTCTGCTTACGCAACTCGCGTACCCATTCAGGCGCACGAGTCTCTTCTTCGTGAGGTGGCGCGTCCTCTCCAATGGAAACCACAACCTCATCGTCGCCGTCTTCGGTGTTCTCTTCGTCGTCAGATTGGCCGTCCTGGTCGGTGATGGATGTGTCCTCATCACCCACGTTCTCAGTCTGGCCATCCTCGTCGTCGAGCACTTCAACGTCTTCGATCTCGATCTGGTCTCCGTCTTCTGCCTTTTTTCCCATCGTCATACCCCATCAAACTCACCCACTGAAGCGGCTGGGTGGATACCGCATATTCGTCACATCGGCTGCTGGCCGGTGGCGGGCTGCGCCTGATCCACCACCACGCCGCCAATCTCACGCGCCAGATTCAGCGCGTGGTCTTGAGAATCCATGTCGACCTTGGCCAGCGTCTCGACTGTGCGCGCACGCGACAGTTCTGCGTCAGCCACGGTCTTGACCGTGTCAGCACGCGCCCTGGCTGCCTTAGCGATAGCCTCTTCGGCCGCTGCCTGCAGGAAGATCGCGTTCGGGTCTTGCTGGCCTTGCAGCATGGCCGCCAGTTCTTCGGCTTCTGCCTCGGTCGGATCGATCACGCCCATGCGAACCAGCTTCTTGCGGAAAAAGTCGCGCACATCGCTGATGCCCTCGCCCTCCATGTTCATCATGGCCATCGCTTGAAGCACCTGCTTGGTCTCCGGGTCGTCGCTGATCGCCAGCATGCCGGTCAGAGCACGGACGGTGGCCGCGCGCTTGCTGCTGGACGACGGGCCGACCTCGACGTTGACGTCGAACTTGGCGTCGGTCAGGTCGTTCTGCAGCACCACCTCGCCAGTCTCCTGGTCGATGGTCGGCTTCATCAGTTCGACCGACTGGACGTCGTTGTTGGCCGTGATGGCCTTCATCTTGCGCCGTTCCTCGGTGTAGATGTCCTTGGCCATCGACAGCCAGACCTCGCCGCAGCGCTTCATGCCCTTGGCGAAGTTGCTCATGTAGATGAAGGTCTGCATGTCCAGGCGCTGCTGGATCATCTCGACGGCCTTGCCGCTGATGTTGCTGACCA